AGAATCAAATGACGGACCGCCAGAGAAAAAATATATACGTCCCGCAGCAGGTTTTGCATATGGAGGTTCTCCAGATGAAGAGGGGATGTTCTCTGATTCTATTGATATGACAGGCATGAAAGGTGACGATGTTGATGTAAAAGAAATAATTAATCAACCAGGTTTCATGGGCAGCGATGACTTAGATATTTTTGAAGAAGCAAAAAATCAAGGATACAGTGAAGTAGAAGTAGCTAATCTTTTTGGTAAGGTTCCACTGTGGGCCGTGGCCAACGTTGATAAAGCCAAAATGCTTAAACAACTATTTACGAAAAATGAAAAAAAGAACATGGACAATGTTAAAAACAAAGTCGGTAGTGCAGATGAAGTAAATACAGAAATAGAGGATATAGATATTATTGATACACCTGCGGGCGGAACAGAAGTAGGTGCAATTAAATCAAAGAAAACAATTATTGATTCACCAGAGGATGGGGAGTCAGCATTTTACTCGGGCCTCGAAGCACGGCTCATGGACCCTAACACGCCTGTATCTTTTGACTCTAAGGAAAAATTATTTAATTTTTTAAATCAAAAAGGAATTAGTAAAGCGGAGATTGATGATAATATTTTAACTCGTTACCTTCAAATAGCTGAAGAAAATAATGTTCCTATTTCAACGCAAAATATGTTGGAGATTTTACGAAAAGCTCCACTTCGAAAAATTGATTCGGTAACATATGGTGATGCAAGATATGGTGGAGAAAAAAGAGCTAAGTATGATGGATATCAAGAATCAGGAGCAATACCAGGTTCATACCGAGAAGATGTTTTATATCTTGATCCTCAATACATTCCTATGGACCCAGGTACTTTACCTAGCAGTGGTCATGACTTTTCTGAGAAATTTGTTATTGGGTGGACAAGAAAAACAGATCGTAAAGCAACATTACCTGTTGATAAAACAAAAGCAGGTATTACTGAAGCTATTGATGAAAAACAAATAAAAACTATTCAAAAAAATCAAAAGAAACTAACATCACAAATTGATGGACTTTATGCATCAGCTTACGAAAAATTAAAGAGAGCAGGAAATATAGAAGATTTACCTGACATAGATAATTTAACTACCAGAGAAATTAAAGATAAGGTTAACCAGTTTACTTTTGATTTACAAGATATGGATGAACCTCTTTACAGGCAAATAGAACAGTTTGAAAATAAGTTAATGACCGATAACATGAAGCTTAATAAGTTTAAAGAAATGAAAGAAGGACAAAAAGTTATTGTTACAATGGCTGATGAAATACAATCGGATATTTTACAACAAGCAAAAAGATTTGAAGAAGAGTTAAGAAAAAAACTAGGTGATCTAATGGATCTTAGTGCTGCGGAAAGATTAAAAAAAATTCAAACATCGGGATATGGATCAAGTTATAGTGGTGTTAATGCTGAAGTGGCTGAGTTTTTTGTAAAAAACAAAACAGTTTTTAGACCTTTATTTCAAAATGAGGCAGAGATGCAGATATTTATTGATAGATTTAATGACAATAAAAAAATATTTGAACAATTGGCAGATGCAGGGCCAAGACCTGATAAACAATTAATTCAAAAAGCAAAAGAAGCCCAAGATATAGAACAGAAAATGTTAATTGATTTAGAAACAACTATTAGCGAAAATGCTATGAAACAACTTCATCCAAATCTACCTTTTAAAAATAGAACTGAATGGGGAGAAGCATTAATTAAAATGGATTTAAACAAAGCGGCTAATTTACTATATGGCTCCAATAAAATTCCTGATGCAGCACAATGGTACGCCGTATCTCCTTCTAAATTTATTACAAAACGTTATGGTCAAAAAGGAGGAACAGCAACACCAAAAGATCAACGAACAAAAGACATGAAAGGTATTGGCATGGAAGAATTTTACGGAGGTCCTGACTCTGTAGATCCTAATGGAAAACACTACACTTCTGTAATAGAAAAAGCTTTAAAAAGAGCGGCAAAAGAAAATAATTCAGAATTTAAAATTATAGAAGTAGATGGTATGGGTAAAGTTTTTGCTGTAAAGGTTACACCAGAAATGTTATTACCACATAAAACTCATAGAAAAGATGGAGGAATGGTGTATACTCCAGAATTAATTGATATATTTGAGGCAGCATAATGGCAATAGATAAACCAGTAGGATTAGGTTATACTCCAGACCCACCAGCGGGTTTTCCAGAAGAACAAGCAGAGGCTATTTCTCAACTAACTGAAATAGAATTACAAGAAGGATTAACCCCTGAAAATATACAAATGCAAGAAGATGGTTCTGCTATTATAGGTGAACAAGAAAATTTACTTGAAACAAGCTTTGACATGAACCTTGCAGAAGTAATCGAAGAAAACGAATTAGGTATGATTTCAAGTGATTTATTTGAATCTTTTGAAACAGACAAATCATCGAGAAAAGAGTGGGAAGAAACATACAAGAACGGATTAGATCTTTTAGGATTTAAATATCAAGAAAGATCACAACCTTTTCAAGGAGCAAGTGCTGTTACACACCCAATGCTATCAGAAGCTATTACACAATTTCAAGCACAAGCGTACAAAGAACTATTACCTCCAGGCGGCCCTGTTAATACACAAATTATTGGTAAGGTAGATCGTCAACGTGAAGAACAATCACAGCGTGTAAAAGATTACATGAATTATCAAATATCACATAACATGGAAGAGTATGATCCTGATATGGATTCTTTATTGTTTTATTTACCTTTATCGGGTTCAGCTTTTAAAAAAGTTTATTACGATACAGGTTTGGAAAGAGCGGTTGCTAAATTTATTCCTAGTGATGATTTATATGTTCCTTACATGGCAACAGATATTTTAACCTGTGAAAGAGTTACACATAGTCTACGTAAATCAGAAAACGAAGTACGAAAATTACAGGTAGCTGGTTTCTACAGAGACGTCCCCTTACAAGCTTATAACAATGAAACAGGCTTACAAGAAAAAGAAAATAGAATAGCAGGTGTTCAAAAAACAAGTTATAACAACGAAGACTACGAGTTATTAGAAATACATGTTGACTTAAATATTCCTGGAATAGATGCGGATGACGGAATTAAAGTTCCTTATATTGTTACATTAGATAGAGGATCAACTAAGGTTTTATCTATATATCGAAACTATAGAGAAGATGATCCAAAAAGAAAAAAGACACAGTATTTTGTACACTATAAGTTTTTACCTGGGTTTAGTTTTTATGGCTTTGGACTTATTCACATGCTCGGAGGATTATCTCGAACTGCAACGGCAGCACTGAGACAACTTCTCGATGCAGGTACATTGTCTAATCTTCCTGCGGGTTTTAAAGCAAGAGGTTTACGAATTAAAGATAATGACAGCCCTTTACAACCTGGCGAGTTCAGAGATGTAGATGCACCTGGTGGAAGTTTACGTGAAGGCTTAATGCCCTTACCTTACAAAGAACCAAGTCAAACTTTATTTCAATTATTAGGTTTTTGTGTAGAAGCAGGAACAAGATTTGCAGCTATTGCCGATCAAAAAGTTGGTGAAGGAGCTTCGGCTAATGCACCTGTAGGAACAACAATGGCGTTGATGGAACGTGGCGCAAGAGTCATGTCCGCTATTCATAAAAGATTACACTATGCACAAAAAATAGAATTTAAATTACTTGCTAAAATATTTGCAGAATCTTTACCTCCTGTTTATCCATACGAAGTAGGTAATGATGCAATTCCAAGTTTAAAAGCAGAAGACTTTAGTGATGATATTGATATTGTTCCTGTATCCGATCCTAATATTTTCTCTATGGCACAACGTGTTACGTTGGCACAAACACAATTACAATTAGCGCAAGCTGATCCTGCTTCACATAATATGTACGAAGCATATAGAAGAATGTATCAAGCATTAGGTGTAAAAGATATTGATGTAATTTTACCTATTCCTCCACAACCTGAACCTGTTGATCCTGCTGTAGAAAATGCAAGCTCTTTACAAGGGCAAGGTTTAGTGGCTTTTAGAAATCAAAATCAAATGGCTCACATAGATGCACACAGAGCATTTATGTCTTCAGCTCTAGTTAAGAATAATCCGCCAACAATGGCAATTTTACAAGGTCATATTATGGAACATGTAGGATTACAAGCAAGAGAAGAAGTAGAAGAAGAGAATAAACAAGAAATAGATCAAATTTCACAACAATATGGTGGTCAAATACCTCCAGAATTACAACAACAATTCCAAGAAGCAATGGAACAACAAATTGCAGAGAAAATTGCTTTAATGACAGAAGAAATGGTAACAGAAGAACAAGAAGTACTACAGGAAATGGGCGAAGATCCGTTAGTAGCGCTTAAACAACAAGAAATTAATATTAAAGCAGGTGATTTACAAAGAAAATCAGCAATGGATCAAGGTAGACTAGGTATGGATCAAGCAAAACTAGAACAAACTGCTGATATAGCGCAAGATAGAATAGAATCTCAAGAAGATATTGCACAATTACGAGCAAATGTTAATCTAACCAAACAAAGAGAGATTGAAAAAAGCAAAAAAAACCCAAGGACAGTAGATGTTAACAAAAACGTTCGTTTCGACAACTAAAATATTAACAGCAGAGGAAAAGCTACAAAACTTTTTTGAAGAGCTATTAGATAAAGCAGAAAAGTCTTCCAAAAGTGTTGAAGATAGTATACTTTTAGCAGGAGCTATGATGGGCGTTGCAAGAATTCTTTATTTTGAACATTTATCCAAAGAAGAAGCAAAAAATATTATAGATTATAATACGAGTGATTTTATTGAACTAATAAAACCAACGATACACTAGGAGAGAGAATTATGGCATTAAACAACCCAAAACCAAAATACATAAATGGATCTATGTACCCTAATGCGAAGATGACTAAATCAAATGACATGAATCCTTACGCAGGCCCTCATGTAAATAAACAAGCAATTGTTGATGTATATACGGCTAGTATGGAAGGACCAAAAGTTACACAAAACTTAGGATCTGGACCAAAAGGTCAACGTAGCAAAGTA